TCAATCCATCCTGTTCTTGCTAAACTTCCAGTCATCCAAACTCCTCCTGGAACTGCTCCACTTTCAGAAAAATTATAAGAAGTATATCTATCTACAACGCTACTACTGGCTGTAGGATAAAACCATGTAATTTCATTATATAAGTTATTAACTCCAGCTGCCACTACTTGGCCTGAAGTATAATTAATATCATCAAAAATATAATCTTCTACATTACAAGATAAATTTTTAACCGTACCATCAAACATAAAAAAACCACCTGAATCAGCCATCCAGAAGACTTTACCATTGGCAAAGGCGGCAGCATTATGTCCAATGCATCCACAGTTGGTTCCTACTTGTCGGACAGAAAATGTAAAAGGTGGGCCTACAAACTGCATAACATAAGCAGCTTTATCAGTTAAAACAAAAACATAATCTCGGCCTTGAATGGCAGCTCGTATCTCAGAACCTGAAGATAATCTAATGAAACCTGCCGTATTAGTTGAAGTTGGAACCCAATCATTACGATCTTCTTGGTCGGAAAATCGTATAAACATTTTGTCTTGGGTATTTGTAGTACCAATTGTTGTTTCCGTTCCAAATAAAATAACGTGTCTATCTTTTTCTGAGACAATCATTGTTTCAGAAGCTGTGGGAGCACTGGCTACAATCGTGGCTCGTGTAGCTACAGCCGTGGGAACATCTACATTTTCAGGATCCCATTGAAAGGTTGCTCCCCCTCTAATGGTTGCTAAAAGTAATGCTCCAAAATTATCTAATTGCCATTGGCCTGGTTGCAGGATAACCTGCGTGGAAGTTGAAGCATCACCCCAACCACCATTACCCCAGGAGCTAGTTCCCCATCCATATCCATATGTTTGAGTTGAATTTCCAATTCGATAATAGGGTTTAACAGTCATCGAACCACCAGCTGTTAAACCTGTTCCTGTTTCTGTAGAAGGTAGTTTAATAGTGACGGTTGTTCCAGTGGGTGTTGTAAGAACTTCAAATTTTTGATCTTCTAATTCAGCTGCAGTAATACTGGTGCCTGCTCCAGGCATTGTTACATTATCAAGCAGCATAACCATACCGTCTTCTAAATTATGAGCACTGCCAAAATTTAAAGTAGCATCATCAGAATTATTGCTGGTATCTATTGTTACTCCCGATTGATCTAAGGATGAATCCAAAGGAGTAATGTCATGAAATTCTCCTTCAAACCATACAGCTAGTATTTTATTAGTGCCAACTGCAATCCATCTATTTCCTTGAGTATCAAACCACCCAAATATTTTACGGCCTGCACCAGGTAAAGTATTAGCTTGAGTTTCTTCCCAGCCTCCAATTTTTTCGGGCATGCCATATCTAAATCTGGCGTAGTCCCCACCAATCCACCGACCTTCTGCTCCTGAAGGGGTTAATTGTTTATTAAAACCAGGGATGAAATTAACTTTTCTAAGCATAGATCTATTATAATATTTAGAAGGCGTGTTGTATATAAGGGAGAAAATTAGCTATAACGCATGGGAGACATAGTATGTGTGGTGGTATATCTCCCACACAATGATTATATTAGCTTATCCTTTATTTGGTGTCAACTTATGGCCTTTATACCAGGCTGGAAGTCCTAAGAATGGACGTCCGTCAAACTTGTTTGCTTTAGCGGTTTTCTTTTTAGCATCGTTATAGTGAAGGAAAACTTGTCCACAATCTTTACCCGGGAAAGCTTCACGCCAATGTTCTAAATCACATCCAGAATAAATTAACATATCTCCTGGTTCTAGTTCTACTTTGATACCTGCTTGACCTTTTTTTCCCGTAGGATCTAAGTAAAGGGGCCATGGGTCTCCTCCTAAATGAAGAGTAGTAGAAACTTCACAGGAGTATCTATCTTTATGTCGATGAAGAACGTCTCCTGTTTTATAAATTCTGGCATAGGAATAAGTTTCATTTAACTTATAACCTGTTTCTTTTTCCATCTTTGCTCTTAAAGCTTCTAATAATGTTTCCATTGCCGTATCTGAATAATGAGAATAACTATTAGGAACTTGTTCATCGTTCCATATTCCCCAGTAGTCTGTAAAAGGTGAAATATATTTTTGATCAAATAAAAATCGAGCTACCTGTCTTTTCTTTAAAAAATAAGAGTAGACAAATGAAGCGAGCTCTTTTGATATTGCTCCTCTTAATACTTTGTATTTATCCTTTTTGAACATTTAATACTCCTTTGGGTATTGCTTGACAGTTCCAATGTATAAATCTAAAGGGCTCATAGCCCATATCAACCGTATACATATGCGGCATATACGATGGAAAGAATATCATTCTTCCAGGTTTTACGTCATAATTAACTTGATGACTAGCATAAGTTATTTTAGCTGAATCTTTTTGAGGTAAAAGATTCATCATATTCCCTGCTCTTGGGTCTTCAAATATAGGTCTTGATGTTTTTTCACTAGCTTTTAAAAAATAGAACCCTGATATATGACCATTCCAATGAGTATGTAAACTATGCTGACCCGCACCTTTTTTAGCAAATTCTTGTACCCACATTTCTGTAGTAAACAATTGATAATTCGTCATATCAAAACCCATCTCTATCAATAGATTATGGGCCGTGGCTCCTATATAATTTTGTAATTGTAAAAAATTAGGGTCTCCTATTAAAGTGTTGGAATGAAATACATTCCCCATGTCTCCCCTATCCCCGAACTTTTTATTTCTTTTAGCTATATCTTTTTTTAAATTCTTCTTGGCTGTTTCAATATAAGGATCCGATGCTTTATTTAAATCATCAACAAATTTAGGGACATCTGCAAACCATATGGGACATTTAAAATATTCTTCTCTATTTAATTGTGTTGGAAATGTTTCAGCACTTCCGCAAGATATCTTATCTAATTCTTTTTGACTTCTTTTTTTCTTTTTCATATTTCTGAAGGGATTGTCTTTGTCTATCATTGTTTCTCCTTTGGTTTATTGCTTCCATATAAAATATTTCCTGTAATAACACATTTTCCATCGGATTTACTTGGTTCAACCCAATGGTATTGATGAGGAAGGAAAAAAATGACCTCACCAGCTGTTTGTTTTATTTTTTTTCCTTCTATAACAAGGGGTGAAGATTTCTTGGGTAGATTTACACAATAAACAAAGTTTAAAGCATACGGAAAATGATTGTGCTTCACCACCCCCTCTCCTTTATTATATATTATTCCCCAACATGCGTTAATCATAAAAGAATTAACATTAAAACCCACTTGTTCCATAGTACACTTATCATCACCCCCTTGTGTATATTCATAAGCTACTCTAGGAAGTATATTTTTTATCCAAGTAAGTAAAATATCTACTTCTTTTATTTTTTTTTGATGAAGATTATAAGCTGTTCTTCTTCCTTCTCCTTGTACTCGACCCACATAATTATTTTTAACTATTTGAAATAAAGAAGGATTTAATTTTAAAGCTTCAGGATAAGTAAGTCGGTATTCTTTATTCCACTTCATCCACCCCATCCTAACGCAGCACCTAGCAGGATGCCTAGAAGCATCAAGGGCACTACTATTGTTAGAGGCCAAAAGTCTAAAAATTCTAATATAAATTTTTTAGTTTTCTTTTTCATTTAAATGGCCACCCTAAATTCCACATGACTAAACTATGTCTGGTTCCTTTTTTAACTGGACATACTCTATGCCACACGAATCCAGGAAATACAACCAAGGATCCTTTAGGTAATATTTCTTTACACTTTCTAATGTTTGGTTTTTTATCAGGGTCTAAGTTCCTGAAATCAAATTCTAGTTCTCCACCTTTATAATCTTTTTGGTCCGATAAAGTTAAGGTTACAGATAGCTTTCTAACTTTCCCATTTGAAGGATCACCCTCTTGTCTTTGATAAGGTTTATCCCAACCATCACAATGCCAGTCGTAATATTGTCCTTTCTTATATTGGGTGAATTGCATAGACTCAGAAAAGTCCCATTGAAAATTCCAACCGGCAGCAGCATTAGCTTGATGAACATAAGGTTGCACCTCTTTATAAATCCAACGCTCATTTAACCAAACAATATCTGAATCTCTTTTCTTTTTTAAATCTTTAATTTGTTTTTGATTTAATTTTTTAGGATCTCCGTAGCCACCAGTAGTTGCTAGTTGATCTTGAATAGATTTTGAATATTTAACAATCTCATCACAGATCCTAGAAGGAACTGCTGATTTAAAATACCAATAATAATTCGTTAAGTTCATATGTCTTTATACATATGTTTTATATTAATTTAAAGAGGGAGTTAAGAGAATTGATCTAGATCAATTATTGAGTCCAGCTAATACTTCCTGATACAGTAAACTTAGCAGTTTTACTACTACATGGAGCACATGCAATTACATTAGTTCCCGGTGCAATTGTTCCTGTAAGTGAAGTAGGGTATCTAACTATTACAATTCCTGGTCCACCATTACCACCATCAGACATTCGACAAGTGCCGCAAGGTACACCGTACCTCCAAGTTCCACCACCTCCACCACCTCCAGTGTTAGTTGTTCCAGGAGTTCCAGCATTGGTACCAGTAACGGGAACGGCTCCAGCTCCACCTGTTCCACATGGACTTGCAGCTCCAGCAACTCCCCCTGTTCGCTCATCATTTCCACCACCACCACCACCAGCGTATGATGCGGTTCCTAAAATATTATTTGGTGCACCTGCACCACCAGCCCCAGCACTTCCTGGAGAATTATTTGCACCTGCAACGGTTGCTCCACCACCACCGCCTCCAATGTAACCCGGTGAACTACATGCATTACCACCTGGCATTCCTTGAGCAGGACTTGTTGGAGGAGTATTTCCTACTCCACCAACTGTAGGTGACACTGCTGCGTTACCCCAAGCTCCGCCACCAGAACCTCCAGCTACTCCAGCAGTGAAGCAGGCGGGGTGTCCCGGTGCAGTTGTTCCACCACCTCCACCTGCCGATGTAAATTTTGTTGTATTTTCTACACCACATACATTAAAAACTGAAATACTTCCTGATGTTCCAACAAAAGGAGCTGTAAAAGCTTTAGGCATACCAGCTCCACCACCTCCGACTGTTACATTATAAGAAACGCCTGGAAGTAATCCAGATAAAGCAGTTCCTTGTAAAGGAGCAGGTCCATAACCAGAAGCTCTATAACCTCCAGCTCCGCCACCACCTCCAGCATTAGTTGCACCACCTCCACCACCAGCGACTACCAGATAATCTACACCACCGAATACTTCTGCTCCATCGGGCCATGTTCCGGCTACTTGATTTTGATATTGTGAGTCCATTGACCACACACCACTTGCTTTGTTTAATTCTTTTACTACTACTATTCCTGATCCACCAGCACCGGAAGTAAAAGGATTATTTCCTGCTCCACCACCGCCACCACCAGTGTTTACTAGTCCAGAAACTGCTGATGAGCCTGGCGGATTTCCACCAGCGCCACCACCACCTGGACCACCTGTTCCTCCTGGTTCTCCACCTGATCCACCACCACCGCCGCCACCTCCGGCAAAAACACAACATGATAAAGGTGAGGCAGAAGAACCTGCTCCTCCATTACCACCTTTAGGTACAGTTGCATCACATCCCACGGCGCTACCACCGCCGCCGCCACCACCAGAATATCCTCCGGGCGCTTGAATAGCAGTTCCACCATCATTTCCTTGAGGAGGGGTTGTTGGGGGAGTATTTCCTGAACCACCTACGCCTGCAGCACTTCCTCCTCCACCGCCTCCACCGCCAGAACCACCATCGACGCCAGCTGTATCGGTTTTAGCACCGCCGCCACCACCAGCCGAAGTATGAGTTGAACATAATACTATTACTGAATTATCACCTGTTACTCCCGGAGTAGAGGGAGCCGAACTTGGTGCTGCGGCAGCACCTCCTCCTATTGTTACGGGAACACAAGTCGCTCCGCTTGCCAATACACCTTCTAAAACTCTATAACCTCCAGCACCACCACCGCCGCCTCTATCCCCACCACTTCCGCCAGAACCACCACCAGCGACAAGTAAAGCGTCAATAAGTGTAGTTCCTGGTTGTGTAGTATGACAGCCGGTAGCTGTGACAGTTGTAGTAACACCCTTCCCGAAGGAAGCGTTATTCTTTACTCCGATTATGCCGCCGTTTGCTGATCCTGAAGGACTAGCCATATGAGTCTCCTTATGCGGATACCCAAGCTAGTGCTGATGCATCCCAATTGAAATTATTGACTGGATCTGATTTATCAGTCGCAGTCCATTTTAATCCTGCTTCATCCCAACTTATAAATTTTGGATTTTCTTCTGTTCCTGTATCTGTTGGATAAGTAACTGGCGCTTGCCAATCATCATTTCCATCTAAAGACCAAGATGTATGTGGTTGAGGTGAAATGAATTTGTCTTTTGCGGAATCAAAAGTATAACCTTTGCCGCAATATTGTTTTCTGAAATTGTTATTGTAAGAAGTTTGTTTCCAAGTTCCACCTTTGAAAAAATTAACACACCATGTTTCACCATCAACATGCATGTCATTAGCTCCTAAAGGTCCAGCTGCTGTTTCAACATCATTGCCAACAACAACTACTCTTTTTACTACATTACTTCCATCTAGTTCTGCGAAATGTGCCATATTTTTAATCTCCTTTAATTATACTTATATTAATTACCTTTGTAAATATCTATAGTGTCAATGTCCCAGATATAGTAAATGTTGCTACTGTACAAGATCCTACTACTGCTGTTGTATTAGTTCCTGGGGCTACTGCATAAGAAGCTGGTTTACACGCTGTTGCCATTCTTAAGAAAACTACACCTGGACCTCCATTAGCTCCAGTTCCATATACTCCACCAGAAGTGAGTCCAGCTGACCCACCTCCACCGCCAAGATTTGTAGTTCCAACCGTTCCTCCAGTAGGGGAAGCACCAGCTCCACCCGGACCACCACCACCGGATCCTCCGGATCCTCCAGCTACACCAGGTGATGTTGCCTCGCCACCGCCTCCTCCACCACCAGCGTATACAGTTCCTCCTGGGAAAGCTGGTGCTATTAAATTTGTTAATCCTGCTCCACCATTTCCAGCTGTTCCAGGCGAACCGGGTGATGCATTAGTTCCAACGGCACTTGCTCCACCGCCTCCACCACCACCAGAACAACCTGTTCCGCCAATTCCTGTTCCACCAGCAAAACCTTGAACGGGTGCAATAGGTGAACTTAGAGGTGGATCATTTCCTGCAGCTCCAGGAATGGCAGGATTTTGACTACCTCCTCCAGATCCTCCAGAAAACTTTTGAGCTGCTGGGATATCAATATTACCTCCTCCACCACCAGTTGATGTAATATACCCTGCGAAAGAATCAGTTCCCGGAATACCACCAGTTCCATTACCCGCACCACCAGCACCCCCTCCACCAATTGTAACATAATTTGCTCCCGAATCTAAAAATACTTTTGTTCCTCCTGGGAACGAACTTCGAAATCCACCAGCTCCACCAGCACCAAAAGTAGAACCACCACCACCGCCAGCTACTACTAAATAATCTAAACTTATAGATGGGACGCTAGTAACTTTAAGATTTGCTGATGCATTAAATTTTGCAATAAATGTTGAAGTTCCACCATCAGGTGAACTAACCGGTGCACACGCACTATCTGTTGTTAAATATTTATTTGATCTTACAATTACGACTCCATCACCACCATTGCCTGCAGCAAAATTCATTTGTCCAGCACCGTCTCTGCCGCTGCCGCCGCCACCACCACCTCTATATTGGGTACCTGCAGCACCCGCTGTTGTATTTCCGAAGCCAGGAGGTGAACCATTTCCACCACCGGCACCACCAACTCCTCCTGTTCCGCAAGGACTAGCAGCTCCACCAACACCTTGACAAAATCCACCAGCTCCTCCACCACCAGCATAACTTACTGCTGACCCTGTAATTGCGTTAGGTACTCCTACACCTCCAGCACCATTTGCTGGATTAGATGTTGGAGCATTTCCTCCAGCTCCACCAGCTCCACCTCCACCGCCACTGTTTTTAACACTTGGAGTATTATATCTTGTTCCTCCAGCAGTACCTTGAGCAATAGGAGATCGTGCGGGAGTATTTCCTGCTCCAGGCGAACAATATCCAGCAGGTGACGATCCTTCAGAACCTCCACCACCGCCGGATCCACCAGATGCACCGCCGCCTCCGCCACCACCGTCTCCTGTAATAGTAGAAGTATTTTCTACTCCTCCTGGATTAAAAATTGAATCACTGCCTGCTTGACCTTGACCAGCTTGCCCAACGCTATCACCGACTCCACCACCACCAACGGTAACTGGAAAAGTTCCCCATTTTTGGGATAGTGTAGTACCTCGAAGAGGAGCAGGTCCATAACCGGAAGCACGATAACCTCCAGCTCCACCGCCACCACTTTGGTTTTGACCAGATCCACCGCCAGCAACCACTAAATAATCGTTAGATGAAAAATTATAAACCCAGTCTGAATTTTTTACGAAATTGTATACGGTGCCCATTTGCCAAACACCTGATGCAACTCCACATGCTGCACAGCCGTTAGTAACAGTATTAACAGGTCCAATTATTCCGCCATTGCCAGCCATAATAATTTAACCTCCTAAGCGTCTGTCAGTAATTCAAATGTGATTGTAAGATCTAAATCTCCTGATGCACTAGCTTGAGCCTGTAGATTATCTCCTTCTCTTAAATAAATAGGAGTATCAGAAATTACTAAAGCAGCATCTGCGGGTACTGAAATTGTTTTTGCTAAATAAGTTGTTGCATCCGCGCCAGTAACTGTCGTGTTTGTGAAACTTTGTGAAGCGGTTACAATTGCTACATCAACATCAGCTGCCGCTGATCCATCAACATTTGCCACCACGATTCTATTAATTTTTAAAAGATAACCAGTATCAGGATCAATTAAATTAACCAGTCCACCTGTAGGTAGATTCCATCCTAATGTTCCGGCTGTTATTCCGCTTACACTTACTATATTTGGGTTTGCCATATTGTCTCCATTTTATCCGAAAATCATTGCCATAGCAATAGCTTTGCCGGTTGTTATTCCAAAAGTTGAGGTTGCCGTCCATTGTGTATTTCCAGCTCCATCTGATGTAGTTAAAGCATAATCTGCTGCTGCTCCCACCGCTGCTGGTAATGTGATAGTGTAAGAACCACTAACTGCTGTAGGGACATCTAAACTAACAGATGCTGAATTATCAGCATCATTAAACTTAAGAGCATTATTGTTGGATAAAGTAATCGCTGAAGAAGTAGCGAATAAATCTACAAGATCTGGATTCGTTCCATCATTAGCTGTTGCATAAACAATTTTAGTTCCTTTATCTGCAGCCACCCAAGTAGCACTGCTACCTGAACCTGTTACATATTTAAATTCAACCGAGAATGCATTAGTAGTAGAATTTTTAATTATATAAAAAGTTTGAACATCTAAAGGGATAGTTACGGTTATGTTTCCAG